GTTTGAATCATTAAATAAAGTGGAGAAAATAAATTTAGGAATAACTGGACTTACAGTAGTAGCCGGAGCAGCATTATGGATATATGGCGCTATTGAAGAAAAGAAAATTCTAAAAGAAATAGCGGAGTCTAATGAACAAGTAGAAAGAGACACAATAACACTTAATGAAGTTATATATAAAACTCAAGAAGAGATAAATGGATTATTAAACGAAGAAGAAACACTAAACAATGAAATAAATGAAATATTAAAAGAACAAAGAGATAAAGTAATAAACGATTTAGAAAACAATAGAGATTAGGCCACAAGGCCTTCTCTTTTTGGTCGCAGGGCACGCGAAAATTACATGGCCTTTTATGAGGAGAGAAAAGATGCTCATTTGAGCGTTTTAAAGGAAGAAATTCCTTCTCTCTTTATTTTCGCTGAGCGTAGCGAAGAGAGTGGAGGATATTCATAATAACGTACCTCCCAAATATTTGGAGACCAGGTCTTAGGAACAGCTTGGTCTCTTTCTTTTTATATTTGAAAGGGGAAGATATATAATGTCTAAACTTGAAAGAGATTTCCAATCTAGACTTATAAAAGAATTAAAACAAATATTCAAAGGTTGTATAATCATGAAAAATGATTCGAGCTACATTCAAGGAATACCCGACCTATTGATATTATACAGAGACAAGTGGGCTGCTTTAGAAGTAAAGAAATCGGAGACAGCATCTCACAGGCCGAATCAAGAATACTATGTGGAACTTATGGATGAAATGTCTTATGCGAGTTTTATATATCCCGAAAACAAAGAGGAGGTATTATATGAACTTCAACAAACATTATTCTCTAGAAGGTAAACATGCATTCTTAGGAGCGAGCAAATACCATTGGATTAACTATGACTCTGATAAACTTGTAGAATCTTATACTAGACATCAAGCTACAATGAAAGGAACCATATTACATGACTTCGCAGCACAATGCATAACGCTTGGACAAAAGCTACCTAAATCACAAAAGACATTAAACATGTATGTTAACGATGCGATAGGCTTTAAGATGAATCCAGAACAAGTACTATATTATTCTGACAACTGCTTTGGTACAGCGGATACCATTATATTTAGAAATAACTTGTTGCGTATACACGATTTAAAAACAGGAGTTACTAAAGCGCATATGGAACAATTAGAAATATATGCGGCTTTATTCTGTTTAGAGTATAAGATGAAACCAGGAAATATTGATATGGAATTAAGGATATACCAAAATAATGAAATAGTAGTCTATAACCCTACAGCCGATGATATTCTTCCGATAATGGACAAAATCATAACATTCGATAAAGTTATTGAGAAATTAAAAATAGAGGGGGAATAAGCTCATGGCTTATGAAAACAAACCAGATATTAATGAATTAATGCATTATGGAATGCCTAGACGTTCAGGGCGTTACCCTTGGGGTTCAGGGAAAGACCCTTATCAACATTGTACAGACTTCTTATCAAGAGTTCAATATATGGTAGATAATGGAGTTAGCGATGAAGATATAGCTAAATCTATGGGTTTAACAATGGAACAGTTCAACATAGAGAAATCATTTGCAGTTATAAATGATATGACTAAACAAGGTAAGTCTGAGAAAGAAATAGCAGACGCATTAGGAACTTCAACAACTAAAGTAAGACTTCAAAAGACTATGATTAAAGATGGTCATAGAGCAGTAGAAGTTGAGATAGCTAAAGACCTAAGAGCACAAGGACACTCTTTAAATGAAATAGCTAAGATGATGGGTTATAAAAATGATTCATCAGTAAGAAGTTTATTAAACGCTGAATCAGAAGGAAGAATGAAAGAAGCTCAAAAGACAGCAGACTTCTTAAGAAAACAAGTAGATGAAAAAGGTATGATTGATATTGGTACTGGTGTTGAGAGAGAACTAGGTATATCTAAAGAGAAACTAGACCAAGCCGTAATGATGCTTGAATTCGAAGGTTATCACAAGTACGGTGGAGGTGTAGCACAAGTTAACAACCCAGGTAAACAAACTAACCTTAAAGTATTAGCAAGACCTGATAAAGAGTGGAAAGATATGTATGACTATCAAAATGTACACTCTATTACAGAATACCATTCACATGATGAAGGCCAAACATTTGATACATTCCATTACCCAGCGTCTTTAGATTCTAAGAGATTAGCAATAAGATATGCTGAGGATGGAGGAATAGAAAAAGACGGACTTGTTGAAATAAGAAGAGGTTGTAAAGACCTAGATCTTGGCGGATCTAATTATGCACAAGTTCGTATAATGGTTGATGGTTCTCACTACATCAAAGGAATGGCTGTATATTCTGATGACCTACCAAAAGGTGTAGACGTAATGTTCAACACTAACAAAACAAAAGACAAATCTAAAATGGAAGTATTAAAACCTATAAAAGATGACCCAGACAATCCATTTGGTTCTTTAATCAAAGCTGGTGGACAAAGTTTCTATACAGACAAAGATGGTAATAAGAAGTTATCATTAATAAACAAAAGAGCGGAAGAAGGAGACTGGGGAGAATGGGCAGACAAACTTCCTTCACAATTCTTATCCAAACAAAACTATAAATTAGTTAAGCAACAACTAGGTTTAGCTGAAGCAGATAAGCAAGCTGAGTTCGATGAAATCATGTCATTAACAAACCCTACAGTTAAGAAAGCTTTATTAAAATCATTCGCAGATGACTGCGACTCTTCTGCTGTGCACCTTCAAGCTGCAGCATTACCAGGACAGAAGTATCAAGTAATACTTCCTGTACCTTCAATGAAAGATAACGAAGTATACGCACCTAACTATGAGAATGGAACTAAGGTTGCGTTAGTAAGATACCCACATGGAGGTTTATTTGAAATACCGATACTAACAGTTAACAATAAACAACCTGATGCTGTTAAAATGGTAGGTAAGAACCCATTAGATGCTGTTTGTATAAACTCTAAAGTAGCAGAACGTTTATCAGGAGCAGACTTTGATGGAGATACAGTTATGGTTATACCTACTGGTAAAGGTAATGTTAACATATCTAATAAACCGCCATTAAAAGAATTAGAAGGATTCGATCCTAAGATGCAATACCCTGAGATACCAGGAATGAAGTATATGAAGACTAAGACGTCTGATAGTACTCAAGTAGAGATGGGTAAAATTTCAAATCTAATAACAGACATGACATTGGCTGGAGCTCCTGACGATGAGATAGCTAGAGCAGTTAAACATTCAATGGTTGTTATAGATGCAGCTAAACATAAGCTTAACTATAAACAAAGTGAGAAAGACAATAACATAGCAGAACTTAAGAGAAGATACCAAGGACACACAGATGAAAACGGTAGATACCGTGAGGGTGCTGGTACAATCATATCCCGTGCTAGTTCTGAGACATCTGTTGTTAAGAGACAAGGTTCTCCTATTATAGATCCTGAGACAGGAAAACAAACATGGAAGACAGTAGATGACCCAACATATGAAAAGACTTACACTACTAAGTCAGGTAAAGAAGTAACTAAGACTGTAACTAAGATGCAAAGAAGTACTAAGATGTATGAGACTGATGATGCATTCACACTAGTAAGTAAGATGAGAAACCCTAAAGAGATAGCATATGCAGAGTATGCTAACAAGATGAAAGCCCTAGGGAACGAAGCACGTAAAGCCATGGTGAATATGCAAGACATTCCATACTCCCCAGAGGCTAACAAGAAATACGCCCCCGAGGTAGCTAGATTAAACGCCGCTCTAAAAGTTTCATTAATGAATGCGCCTAAAGAAAGACAAGCACAGGTAATAGCTAACGCTACAGTTCAAGCTAAGAAGGCATCCAACCCAGACATGACTAAGAAAGAGTTAAAGAAAGCTGGTCAACAAGCTTTAGATAAAGCAAGAAAACAAGTTGGTGCTAAGAGAGAACTAATCCAGATAACAGAGAAGGAATGGGAAGCTATACAAGCGGGTGCAATAAGTAAGAGTGCCCT